CCTTCCTTCATGAGCTTCTTGGCAAGCGCTTCACGTACGTCAATCCACTCCAAACCGTCTTCAATAACGTAGTGTGGTGGTGCGTTGACCATGTCTACCGGAGTGGCCCGACCATCCTCGTCTAACGTGATGGTCATATAATCGCCGGTATCAAGATCAGTTAGATTGATAATGTTGTCCCAGTCATCATGCATCAGGCTTCCCCTTGTGTATCCATGCGCAATAACTCGTATTGCTCTTCAGTTAAATTGCCATAAAACTCTGTGTCGTCGGCACCCACAATAAAGTCGAATGGGTGGTTGCCGTCCATTATGTATTGCATTCCGTTGTGGAGGATAGTGTCCATATCATCCTTAACCATGTGCGCAATGCCTGCCATAAACACAGCAAGTAAGTCGTCTAAGTTAACATCTGAGTCGGCATCAAAGTCCTTTTCAATGCTGTTGTTGCACGGGTACAGACCGCATACGAAGCGGCTTGTCCCGTCATCATCTACACTGATACGGAAGAATGCCTCCCCCGGCTCAATGTCTACAGGTACTTTACTATTCATTAAACCATTCCTCTGGGATCAATTTGTCGGCATACAGAAAGTTGTTCTTGTCACACCAATCTGCATACGATGTCTTAGAGCCTTTGCGGATCTTAGCTTTAGAGTTAGAGAATACAAATCGGATATCAAAGTCAGTTTGCTCTTGTATCCATAAATGCTTCTTACGATCTTCTAAAGTGAACCGCCCTTTGGTTTCAACCACAATACCATTAGGCAACACAAAATCAGGAGTATACGTTCTATCACAAGCGGGTTGTGTAAAGCTAATTCTTGAAGATGGATCTTCATACTTAACACGAAGCCCTCGACCCTTGATCTGATCTGCAACAGTCTTTTCCAAACCCGATTTGTAGCCATACTTTCTTGCCGCCTTACTAAACGTCATTGTACACCGTGTAGTATCTCCAAGGTTTGTTCTTAGCCTGTGATGCCGCTACCTGCTTGTACTGCAGGGTGGGCCAACACTTGAACTTGTAATCACAGTACATGCACTGTTTAGCAACGTACCGGTTACCGGTTGGCTTTCCTCTAAACGTTTCAGGGATATCCTCAAAGCACCGAGAGAACTCTTTATCAGTCGCAATGTAATCATATGTATCTTGGATTACATCCTGATATTCATCCTTGTACGAGTTATCTGCCTCAACGAAGCGCCACTCACCAGTAGATTTGTTAATAACAATCCACCCGCCAAAGGGTAAACCACTGGCGTTGGCGTAGCCGAATCCCTGAGCGACGTATCCAAAAGAGTCATCACTACGAACGGATTCAAAGTCCTTGAATTTATGCTCAAACGCAAATGGCGATGCAGATTTGATATCCCAAACCTTGCCATCAATGACAACATCGTATTCGCCTTGGATGGCGTTGTTGTCGTCAAGCGGAAGTTTTACCTTTCCGTGGTACGAACTGACTGGTATACCAGCACTGCGCATCAAAAGCAAGGCCAATACTTCTATCGTATCACCTAACAGCATCTTCATAATAAAGTCGTACGAGGGTGCCTGTCCTTCGTCAGGGTGGTTCTTTTGGAACCACAACTGACACTTCGGGCGACCGGCGTTAGACATACGTACGCTAAACTCACGATTGCTCTCTCTGTTAAATTGTTTCAACAGAGCGTTACGAAAGTCCTCACACGCTTGGTCTATTAGTGCGTCATCGACAGGGGGAGCTTCCCCTGCCGACAACTTAGATAGATACTCACGTGTCAAAACCTCGTACTTATGAGGCATTTCGGACATTATGATGCCTCTTCAAAGTCGGCGTCTAAGTATCCTTCAACTTCAGCAACAACGTTTTCATCTTCAGCATCAGTCTGCTTTGCACGAAGTGCGTTGTTGTGCTTGTCAATAATGCGCTTGTTCTCTGCATTGACTGTCTCAAGAATCTTAGACATCAACGTCAAGTCATCGCTATTGATCTCACGTACGTCAGACAGGTCAGGTTCAAACTCAATCACGAAGTAAGTGACTGAACCCTTCTTCTGGCGCACAGCCTTCACTGCGCTTTCAATCTGAGTGAACTTCAAACGCTGTGACTTCGCAGCCTCAACGACTGTATTGAACGCTAAGAAGCTCGCACCCTTTACACGGAAGAGGCAGGGGACTTCTGATACGTCTACACTGTCGCCTTCTGCTGTCTGTGCATCAGCAATCGTCACTGTAGCGTAGAGGTAGCGGAAGCATGCAATGCTCTTAAACTTTTGCTGAGTCTCTTCGTCCATCTCACGCAACTGCTTAGAGACGGGCTTGCCACAACGAACAGTACCCTGCTCATCAATAGGCTCATCACCAATGCGGTGGATGATTGTCTTGTTGACAACGGCCTCTTGTACAGGATCGTAGTCGAGATACTGCATGTAGTCTGCGTATACACGCACACGTACATCCTTACCGTACACTGTGCCTTCAGGCAGTGTAAGTGCAAAGAGTCCTTTCTTTAACTCATTGCCGTTGTCGTCCTCTTCCTGATAGTTTACCTTCAATAGAGGTAACAGGTTTCCAGTGGACTCCTGTGACTCCTGCTGAACGCCCATAGCCGCTAGCAGTTCGTTTTCAGTCATACCATTATATAGTGCTACTTCACTCATAAATAACATTTCCATTTAGCCAATTTGATCCGCTCTTTATTTCAATGGCGAGCGGAATTACCATATCGTAATTAAACCGTTCTTTGACTTCAATTGCAACCCCTTCCATCGCTTCTACTAAAATATCTTTTATGATATCTCGCTCTCCAGGATATACATCAACAACGATACTGTCGTGTACCGTCAGTACAAATAGCGATTTAACCTTATGCTTGTGCATGAGACGCATAGCACGAATACATGCAATCGGTACGATGTCTGCTGTGGCAAAAGACTGTACCGGATAGTTAACAATCTGTGTGGCGTACGAGATGCGACCGTTAGGCTTACGTTCTACATGAGGCCAATAGAACTGCCGACCGGATGGCAGTGTTACTGTTCCGTCTTTGAGGACTCCTCGCTTGAGGATGTCGTGCCACTTGGAGAGTCCTTCGTAGATGTTGAAGTACTCTTGGAAGTACTGTTGAACGTGTGGAGCCTCCTGCGCCCCCTGACCGCCATAGAGCGGCGCAAACGTATACGCCTTCGCCTGTTGCCGTTCATCCTTCGTGATCTCTTCTGCAGGTTTCTGATTGATAATAGATGCTGTCTGTTTGTGCACGTCCTTGCCGGTTCGGATGTCATCGTAGATCTGACCATCCTTAGACAGCTCTCCGGCTACACGAAACTCCAAACCACTGAAGTCCGCCTCCATGATCTCCCCGCCTTCAAAGCGAGATACAACACATTCCCTGATCGGAAACGTACCGCCTCGTGGTTGGTTCTGGAAGTTAGGGTCTGAAGAGGACAGCCTGCCGGTTGCGGTTACACACTGGTTATACGTTGTGTGTAAGATACCGTTACTGCGTGTGTTACGGCGCATACCGCCACAGAATGACGATAAATACACGTTGAGTGCGTTGAGCCTGCGCATACCCTGCAGGAACTCAATCGCATCGTTGTTACCCTTACGTTGCGCTTGGCCAAGCAGAAACTGCAGTGTGGTCTTGTCTGTTGAAAACCCCGTAGCCGCCACGTCACGTACGCTACTGGGAACAAGCTTGAAACCTGCAACACGATCTGTCGGTTTGAACACTGCACCTACACCTTCGCACACACTGCACTTCGTACGGTTCTTATAAGGTTTACCGTCTTTACGTGTTTTCTGCACAGAGCCTAAGCCGTTGCACGGTTCGCACCGTTCGCCTTTCGTGCGGTAGACAAGTTCAGTGTTATCCTTTACAGAGCGTGAGAACTCCTTCGGGGACATACGTGGCCTAGGCAGAGGCTTGCCCTGCTTGTTCACCCCAATGTTAAACACCTCTCTCCACGTGTCTCTGTTTAGCAATCGACGTGAGTAGATAACCTCAGACAATTGGAAGGGGCTGTTGAGGTTGATAGGTGTATCGCCCATAACACCTGTAGCCAATTCGTACAGGCGTGTCTGTAAAGCATTACGCTCTTCAGTAAACTTGTTCTCAACCTCGTCCAGTTTAGCCATGTCAATGTAGATACCATTGCGCTCCATCTCTAAGAGCGTCATAAGCATCTCATTCATCATGTCACGTACCCTACGCAGCCCAGTAAACTCAGGCAGCCGGTAGTCGTGTAGCTGAGATTCGTACACTTCCAAACACGTTACAACGTCGCCTCGACCGTACTCTTCTACGATGTCAGCATCCATGGCCTCGTACCCAATGCCTTTCTTAAAAGTGTCTTCCATAAGGTCTGATCGCTTTTCAGTAACCTTCCGGCGCTTGGCAGTCTCACTAAGTGACAGAGGTACCTTCTGACCACGGGCTAAGACGTACTCTCCGATCATGGTGCAGTAATGTTTGCAGTCAATATCAAAGCCCGTTTCAGACAGCCATAGAAGGTCATATTTGAGATTGTGGCCTACCAGTATGTCCGCCTCACTGATCGCCTGCTGTACGGCTTTATATGAAGCCTGAGGGTCACATTCAGCGGTGTTGTGTTTAAAGAAATAGTATTCACCAGTCTCTTCACCTAACCAGTGGATACCGCATGAGACAAGATAGTTCTCAGGATTGAAGGGACTGTTGTCTAATCCCTTCTCTGCCTTCTGTACTGTAGTCTCTACATCAATCCCTAAAACACGCATCAGTCTACATACCTAGATAGCTTCGGTTGAATCTCACAGATGATAGTACCATGCCATCCGGTAATCTTGTTCTTACCGACTGTCATGTGGCGAGTGTAGTCTGGCTCTTCATCTACACCTGATGTGTCATGCTTACCGATGCCTACGATAATGTCAGCCTCAGCAAACTTACCAGTCTTACTACCTTCCATCTCGGACGGGTTGAGCTTGGTCTTGCCTTCAGCGTCTGCACTGGCCTGACTGATTGCAATAAAGGCTGTGTTGTGTCGCTTGGCAATCTCACGAGCCTGTGTATAGATCTCACGTAGCTTTTCATCTGTGCGAGAAAAGTTACCGGCTACTTGTACCTTATCCAACTGATCGACCACTAAAACGTCTGGCTTGTGATTCTCACAATACGCATCTATCTGCTCAATAGATACGCCCTGAGCATCATACATGTTGACGTTGTCGTGGATCAGGCGCCACTCGTTAGCAACAAACTTGGGGTCTTCGTAGATCTCCTCCTTTGTGACACCGGTAAAGGCGGACATGGCACGAAGCATAGAGCGTGATGCTTTCTCTTCGTTAACAAAGGTATGTACGTTTGCACCCTGCTCTGCAAAGCCATCGGGTCCATAGCAAAGGGAGATGTGACTTGCAGTCTTACCAGTCTCGGGGCGAGCAAAGATAATCATCAACTCGCCACCGGCAACCCCTGGAATCTTGTCCCTTAGTGCTCGGACGTTGAATGTCCATCGGGTGTCGTCTGCTGTCTCTTGGAGCAGTTCAAACACATCCTTCGTACACGGTTTGATATCAACCTTTGGCGTGAAGTCTTCACTTGTTTTCTCAAGAAGTCTCTTGACAGGGGTAAGGTCTTCAATGAGTCCATTCGTTATTTGCGCCCCCATATCAGCGATGTCTCTACCAATCTCCTCCCGCCACGTTTTAGACAGTACTTCATCTGCAACGTTAGGTGATAGCGGGGGCTTATCTGCAAGCTCACGTAATAGTATTCGTACGTTTGACTTCTTTGCACTGCTCTCTGTGGGGTTATCCACTTCGTAAACCGCAGCCACATCCTGTACAGATACGTCCCCCTCGTTGAGGTTGTGCGCACGTACAAGGCTCTTAAATATGTCCTTGTAGTCCGTACCATCAAACATAGAGTTTCGTAAACGGTGCTTGTTACTTTCATAAAACTCTTTATTCAGTAGAAGCTGAATTAGATCTGCCTTCATTACTATCTCCCTTTTTACTGCCAAATATCCTGTCCCAATTCTCAGAATACTTCTTTTCATCGACTGGGCGTTTCCAGTCACCTTTGCCGTACGCCGGACTATTCTTCCTTCTAGGCATCTTGAGGAAATTCCTTGATAGTAAGATCAAACATAGAAGCAATTCCGTGCAAAGCCCACACTTGAGTAGGCTTCAGTGTTTCGTAATTTAAGAAAAGTATATTGTGATCTAGGTTGTAGCTAACATAGTCATCTTCCGTTTTAGGCGGGCTGAATCCTACGACACCACCGTCGAAACGCATGCCACACATTGTTAGGCCAGTTCCTTCAGTGATGTAGCACACAATGTGTATGACATCACTGAACTTTTCGACATCCAACG